TAGTCTCAGGGGCAGTATCCGCAAGAGCAATCGCATCTGCAAATACATTTTCAGTAGGAACATTTGGAGTACCAAAGTCAGGAGTAGGCGCTGGCGTTGTAAAAGGCAACGGCGCTTCAAATTGTACAGGGGCTTGTCTTTCAGGTTGGATAAGCTGTCCCCCAGATACGCGGGGCGCGGTCCAATTGAACACATCCTCTGGCATCCCGCCGTAAGCTGGGTACTGGTATGTGGTAGGGGCTGAGGCAGGCATTCCTGCAAAAGTAGATTGGTCCATGCCCCCGTATAACGGGGCTTGATAAGTAGAGGAAGGCACACTGCCTTCCAAAGTCTGGTTCATCCAGTCTTGCCAATCAACTGGACCACCCGCTGCATATTGCGCAGGGTTTACAGTGTTAAATTGACGCATCTGTGCCGCAGCGCTTGTGGGAGTGCCCATTAACTGCTGTTGCAAAAGTTCTTCTTGTGTCATCGTGAAATGTCCTTATCGCACCTGTGCATCCTGATATGCCTCGCCTGATTGTATCCCTTAATAGTACTCTGGTACAACTTCTTTTTCATTGGTGTCACCCCATTGCTCGTCGGTGGACAAAGTAATGAAGTTGCCCGACCTAAACCGCATGAGCGCCTGTATGGTGCTATCCACCTGGTCATCATGGTCGCCATTGGGGAACGCAGCGCATTCCTCAATCAGATCCTCCGCCCAGTCTGTGTCGGGCGCCCAAACCATTCCAGATTCCAAAATAGGTGCCACCGCATTCGCACGGGAAACCTTGTCTTGCCCCGCGCGCCTACCCCCTGGGGCGTACATCGTCACAGGAATCCCCACTCGCCTAAGCTCTTGTTGCAAAGTCGTGCCCGTAGCCTTGGCTTCAATCAACACATTATCGGGTTGCCAATACCTGTACTCGTCCATCGCCACGCGCTTGAGCTCAGGAAAATCCCAGCGCCCCTTTTTCACCCCCATCAAAATCACGTTCGGCCCGTCGTCCGCTGTCGGGTGAAACACACCCCATGTCGTAATAACAGAGAAGTCCGCCGTCTCCTTTTTGGAGTACGCCGTGTCATAGCTTTGAATAATGTAGTCCACTGGGGGCGGATGCTGGTCGGGCCACGCGCGCCACCACTCACGTTTCAAGATCGCACCCTCTTCCGCCGTGGGTTGCTGCTGCCACTGCGCTTGCCACTTACGCAAACCAATGGACATCTTGACCTTCTCTAACTCTTCAAGCTTCCAGTACTCGGGCCACAAAGGATTGCCACTTGGCAAGATGGCAGGAAACTCCAACACCTCCCACTGATCCGTCTTTAACTGACCTTGTTGCCTGAGCAAGCGCCCCGACAAATCGTCCGTCTTCCAACGGGTGTTGATCACAATAATCGCACCACCTGGTTGCAAGCGCTGACGAGGTCCAGAGGTGTACCACGACCACGTGTTCTCCATCGCCGTGTTGGACACCGCATCTTGTTCATCCAAAATGTCATCAAGAATCACCACGTCCCCGCCACGACCCGTCATCGCACCGCCCTTGCCAATGAAGAACGCTTCGCCACCCGCGCTTGTATCCCAACGACCCGCTGCTTTACTGTCCGCTGACAACGCCATCTCGGGGAACAGATCCCGATAGTTATCCTCAGACACAAGATTTCTAATCATGCGCCCAAAGCGCTGTGCGAGCTCCGCGGTGTGCGACCCAACAATCAACTTACTCGTTGGACGTTTGCCCATTAAATAAGCGGGGAACAAGAAACTTCCCATCTGCGAGTTGTGGGTAGGAATCAATGTAGTCCCAACCAAATACAGCCCATCTTGTGCATCCACTTGAATGCACTTGCCCATCTCCCCGTTTGGCAAAAACTCCACTTGTGTGATCGCTGTTGCGCGTCTAGACAAGCTCACCCTTTGCACACGCTTTCTCGGTATCTGTGTTGGGATATCCAAAGTAGGCTGAAACCCAACGTAGTAAACAATCTGCTTGCCCTGAATACCACTGGTGCTCAGACAAGGTAACTGCTCATGCACATAAGGGTGTTGACCAAGACTAGTCAACAACTCCACCAATGAGCATTTTAAAAACTCAGAGCAAGTGGCAATCCGAACTCGACTTGTCGTGCGCTCTACGTGTCCATCCGTATCAATCAACCCTGCAAGAAGATCTAGTCGTTGCTCAATCGAAGAGCGCAAATAAATATCAGGGATGTGCTTGTTTCTATAAACTCCAAGCTTTTTTAAAACTTTCCGAATACCCTGCCCACCAAACGTAGCTTTGATCACGCTTGTGGTGGCATGGCTATGCTCTGAGCTTACAACAAAACCACGACGCTCAATCTCGATCCGCGGTTCGGGATCCGAGGGGTGATACACAAAGTCTGCCCCACTTGCTGTCCCGTCCCCGAGCCACGTTCCAAGGAAATAAGGGTCAAGAGGCAAAACCTTTTCTTCAAAATTTAATGGCATAATTTCAGGCAACTGAAACCGATACCTGCCCCCACGCTTGTTCTCGGGACCAGAGTGAAGCTTCTTAGTCGCTAAGTACTTGGCTTCCACCACGCGCCACGCACCGCGGGAACGGTCATAGACTGTCCACTCATGGTTCGCGTGACAACGAATCGTTTCGCCCGAAGACGTTGTGACAAGATAATCATCAACATGCTCTTTGGATTCCGCCAAAATAGAAACAGGATTGCCCGATGGATGAAACACTTGATCACCAGGCTTGAGCATCCCATGCTTTGTCCAACCCTTCGGGGTCAAGACAGGCGTACTGTGCGCAATTTCTTTGCCGTGGCGAGGGGGCATCGCAATCATCAAGCGCTTACAGTCGCCCGAGATTACCCGATCAAGGGCCGAGGCAATCTTACGGTGGTGCTCGCCAATCAGCATCTCGGGCCACACGTACTTGCAGAAGGCAAGAAAGTTATTTTGTGCCTGCTCTTGGGCCTCGAGCATCCGAAGACGTAGCTCTAAGCGTAGCTCTTCTGTGTCAGGTTCGATGGTTTCGATTGATTCAATCGTCATAGGGGTGTTTTCTTGGTGTATTTTTGCTAAAAATTTTTAGTCAAGTTACTTTGTACACGAACCGGGGGCCTTTTACAAGGAGCAAGAAGTCATTTTCGTTCAGGCTCCCATAAAATGTGTGAAATAGGGCTTAAGTCGACGCCAGCCGAGAAGGGGGGTAAAAAAAGGGGGACGGGTCACCGCGATCCTTGTTCCACGTGAAACAGCCCAAGGTACCCTAGGGGTTAACCCTTAAGGGATTACCCTATGCTCGTTTACCCCATGATCGTTTACCCCATGATCGTTTACCCCATGATCGTTTACCCTATGCTCGTTTACCCTATGCTCGTTTACCCTATGCTCGTTTACCCTATGCTCGTTAACACTGAATCGTTCCACGTGAAACATTGCCCGTGAAACATTGCCCGTGAAACATTGCCCGTGAAACCTGCACCATTACAGGGCATAGCGAACCTGGCACCGTTCCACGTGAAACACGAACCACGAACCACGGGTTGTTTCACGTGGAACACGAACCACGAACCACGGGTTAAGGGTCACGTTTAAGGGATAACAGAGCGAGGAACATGGGGCAAGTTTAGTTTTATTTAAGGCTAACGACTATTTGAAAATTATCTTATTTTGGATCGATTCGTTCCATTTTAAGGTTTAATTTTATCCTATATAGAAAATTTATATGAATAATAGAATGTTGATAGTTATAAATCATCTATAAATAGTGTTTTATTGTGAGTAATTGTTATACAATATAAGGGTACTCTTAACAACAACGGGGAAACCAAATGTTAATACTTAACCAAACGGGCACAACCAATTTAGGATTATTTTTAAGCAAATTTGTTGATGATTTTGAAAATCACAATTTCGATTCTTGGGTTAGCCATGCCGAAGCCATAGCAATGCACACTCAAAACCATGATGACATTATTTTAGAAGTAAGCAAGCTAGAATCTTTGACCGGCAACGCTGAGACATTGACTTTGCCATTGGCCTGGTTTGAATTAATCAACGGGGAAACAAAATGAAGCCATATTTTGCAAAATCAGGCGCCTGGGTTCAGTGTGAAAGGCTTTTCCCGTCGGCTATGTATTCAGTGACACTTTACGCGCCCGATGATAGTAAACACGACCATATCCGATGCGATAGTTATCGCACGGCGCAAGAGTATCGGCGCACTTTTGTCGCGCTGGCTAAAAATTTTTGGGGTTAACACAAAGTATAAATTCAAGCCCGCGCCAATCATGGCGCGGGTAAATATACAGAGAGAAAAAATCATGAAAGAAATCAAAATCATATTAGCAAATACACAAAAAATCGAAGCAGTTTTGCGTGAAATTAATTTGAAATCTGCAGCGCACACGTATACACAATTTGTTCAAATCGAAGCGTTGAGTAGCGACGCTGAAAAAAGACTAACAAATTTACTCGTCGCAAAAAAATATTTTACGGGCGCGGAATTTGTAGCGACAAGTGGTGGCGCGGTCGCAAATTCATACAAATACTCTCGCGACGGTACGCGCGTGACTTTGACGCGTAAACCAACTGGTTGGTACTTAGTCGAGGCGGTTTCTACAGTCATTTATAAAGAAGGCGGCAAAAAAACGCTACGGTTGACAGATACTCAAGACGCTATCGTATATAAAGAAGCTCGGAAAAAATATGAGCTGCAGCCAAATATTTTAGAGGTTTAAATAATGTCAAAATATGATCAAACTTTTAAAGACCTAAACCGCGCGCGCGCCCCCAGCGCGGCAGCACTAATCGCAGGCGCTGTCGCAGGCGTAACAGGCCTGTATATTTTCGCTGTATTTGTTTTATCGCTGTAAACCCGTGGCCAGCTGGCCTACTTAATAAACTAAAATTAAAGGTAATCTAAAATGACAAACCCAATTCAAAAAATCAATTTCGCGGTTTCAGCCCTTAAAGGTGTCGCGCACTTAGCCGGTGACAGAGATATTAGAGCGTACATAAACGTGGTGCGAATCGAAGCTACGGCAACCGCTACACGCCTAATTGCGACTGATGGGCACGTAGCAGGCGTCTATGAGCGGTTAGAGCAAAATACACTTAATACCCAGTCTATAGCGCTGTCTGTTCCTACCGACATCATTAAGACCCTCAAGGCCGTGAGGGGCGCTGATGAGTGCACACTAATGCCCGAATATGCCCCGCCGGTGAAAGACGGTGATGAGCCTAAGCTAATTGGGGGCGTGATCAGCGTCTACGGGGGAATGTCGATCAATTTTAAAACTGCGGGCCTTGAGACCTTCCCTGATTACACGCGAATCATACCGAAAACATTATCAGGTGAAGCCGCTCAATTTAACCCAGACCTGATCACTAAGTTTATGAAGGCGCGTAAAGACATAGGCAATGGCGCGTGTATGCCTCAAATCGGGTTTAACGGTGACAACGCTGCGCTGATCAGTTTAAATATTGATGACTTATTTATAGGTGCAGCGATGCCATTTAGAACAGAGGGCAAAATTAAGTGGACACCAACTAGCGCCCCTGCTAAGTTTTTAACTAGCCTAATTGCTTAACTCAACCGGGCCGGCGCTCAGTGTAGCGCCGGTAAAACTACACTTAAAGGTAATTTAAAATGAAGACCGAATTTTATACAGCTAACAATAAAACCCGTTTTACGCCACAATCAGCAATGGTAAACGGGGTTAAAGGTTATATCTGGAAGATATACGAATCAAAACCATACTGCTGGATTCAAAATAACGCGTTCTTTGCACCTGCTCGCACTACTAAAAAACAACTGTTAGTAAGACACTCAGCCGATTTTTAATTTAAGGGATTATCAAAATGAACAGAATTACACAATCACAATTACAGGGCAAAATTGACCTGTTAAACGAGTTAACAGGAAACACGTTAAATCGGTTTGAAATGGTAGACGGCAAATACCGCTCACAAATAGGAAACCATTATTTATCTATGCAAAACGGCGGCTACGCGCTGTACCGTATCGTTAACGAAGGCGGCGGGATCAACGATATATTTTCACGCGGCCACGGTACTAAGCGGGAATTATATGGAATGATTTGCGCCTATACATCTGGTATTGAATCAACTCAAGGGGTTATAGCATGAAAGAGGGTGATTACATACGATATGGTTCTAATCGTGAATTGTTTAAAGTGATTCGAGTTTACGAATACGGCACAATTGACGTTATGAACAAAGCAGGAAAATTTTACCGAATCACGGGTTTATCTTGAGCGGTACAACATGAGCGATTTTAGAATAATGGAGATTACAGAATGAGCAACTTAACTTATGCGCAAAAGGCAGCCTTAGACATAGTATTTTTACGCTACCCAGAAGACATGGGGTTTGATGAAATAGCAGCTGTACTTACTGGGACAGAATTTAAAGACTTCGACTTTAAGTCCTTTGCGTTTAGAGAACACTTTGAAGTGTACGAAAATTGTAACCATATCTATACAGAATTATTAAAAATTCAACTGATCATAATTGATACGCTAATCGCGTTTAATCAAAAGAGGCATGAGGGTGTCCTAGAAACATTAAGAGGTGATAAATAATGACTGCCACTACCGATAACAAAGGGCTATTTAAATTGATCAAACGACTTGTTATTTTTGCCTTTGTGCAAGCCTTTATGAACAGGGACAAACGCAAGTAAAAAACTATTGATGTAAAAAGACCCATAGCTGATCACTATGGGTCTTTTTCATTGGGATAACTTTTCTGTTAAGTCGTCCCAGTCTACATCTGAAAGCTTATAGGAAGCTACAGGAGGGGCTCTGACGCCTTTTTCTAGCAACACCCTGGCTACCCTACCTTCATACAGTAATAACTTAACCTCGGTCGTTTTAGTGGCTCCTTTTGGGTGGTACTGTACAAGGATAAAACTAGGACAACCTAAATCAGCATGTTTTAGATGGAAAGCGTACTGATGCGGACTAAGTTTTACCGAATACCCACGGCTTACTATTTTCAACTCTAACATCGTCCACTTTTTCGTCAAAGGCAAAGCTACCAAAACGTCCGGTATCCCCAGATTCACCCTCGACTCGATCATCGTCAGATATGCCTTCGTCATGTTCTTCTTGATCAACTGGTAGAGCTTCGCTTCCGGTGTCATCGCCATCTAATATTTCCTCTTCTGTTTGCTCTTCTAACTGCTCTTTAGTTTCAATGTCCTCTATGCCCTGCGCACCCGTCAGATACATTGTTTTAATCGATTGAAGCTTGCGCATGACTTCCTCTTTGCTCATCGTATCGATTGTGCCGTGCCTAATCTCCTTGCGATCAATGTATATCGTGCCTAGAGCCTGCCCACGCCTATACTCTGCCTGTACAGCTGCCCCATAATTACCTGCTTCAAGTGCCTTGTCCCGAATAATCTGCATATCACGCATGTGTCGGTCAAAATTAGTACCATACTTTTCAGCCAACTGAGCTCTGAATTGCTGTATTCCAATAATGACAGTGGGGAGCTGAAGCCAAGCAGAAGCCGTATGAGCCGCTTTTTCCTTTGGGACACCCGCACGTATGGCGGCTTCCTTTTGAGTCAGCTTACCCTCTCCTGCTACGATCTCATGGATAAATTTTGTCTGAACAGGAGTCAACATCTTCAGAGGCTTACTTCTGGTCGGTATTGTTGCGAGTCTTTCCGCTAACAAAGGGTCTTGCCCTAAAGTACCAAAGGGGAGCTTCTGTGGTTTTTTAAAATTAGACATTACGCGACCCTCCTACAAATCCAAAACCCTATCCCGCATTGTTTTGGTCGAACAGTGAACTTCCACTTCTTACCTTGCTCTTTCAACTTTTTGTAAAAAGTTTTTAGACTGTTGCGAGCAGCTTTTGCATCTACTTGGTTTTCAATACAAAAGTAGTCCCCTACGATCATCGCCTTGAATGGGTATTTTCTGCGACCTGTGAACTGGTTTTTTCTGAGCGGATGCTCTTTTGGGGTAATTCCCGGTGATCTAACTTCAACATCATTTGCACGACCCATGTCTTTCTCCTATGAATACCATCTTAAAACAGCATATATGAAAACACCCCTAGTGTCAAAGGTGTTTTCATTACGGCAAATTACGTTGAAATTCAGGTTTTCCTACATTCAATTCTATTAAGGGTGTTTCCCAGAAAAAAAAAAAAAAAAAAAAAAAAAATTCTTTC